AATTCTTCAGGAGTTTTATCAACATACTCATCAGAATTTTCTTCTGTAGTATTTTTATCAGATTCCAATTCTTCAGGAGTTTTATCAGCTTCAATTTTTACAGGTTGTTTTTCTTCTTTTACAGGCTTATATTCTTTAGCCCAAGAAGGAGCAATATTGCCTTTAATATCAACCTTTTCACCTGGTTTATAAATAGAACCTTTATAAAAGATTTTAATTTTTGCTGTTACTTTCATTACTTTAATCCTTTCAACATTTTGTATGTACTAATTTTCTTTTTTCCCAAAAAGAATTTCGGCAGCAGATGAGGCTCTGTCAAGAGCTTGTTTTTGTTTTTCTAATTCAGGAAGAACATATTTCATCATCTCTTTATCAAGCTTGATTTGTTCAGCTCTGATAATAGTATCAACTGCATTCATAACTTCCCATCTATCAAATTTCCCAAATTCTTTTTTTTCCTTTTTTTCTTCTTTATTTTCTGACATTTTCTCTAATCCTTAAATTTATGCTATCCCTAAACCCCTATCTAATAGATAGAGGTTTAAGAAGGGAGAGCATATGACTCAACACAAAACTTTAATTACATATCTTGATAAGAATTATCATGAGCTGCAACAAAACCTGCAGTAATAGCACCTGCAGTTGCAGTACCATCAACTACGTATTTTGTACGGATATAACCTTTGTTACCTTTTGGAACATAAGCTACAGGGAATTTATAACCATCAACAAGTTCAGCGACAGGAATTACACCTGTTTCAACTAAAGTTTCAGCCTCATTAAATTCAGTATCATCACAGGTTTCAACTACCAATTTAACGGAAGTAGCACCTTCAAATTTTTCTACAACTTGAGCAATAAAAGGAATTGGAGTTCCAAAAGCCATTTCTTTCAACAAACCTTTTGCTAAACAAACGACATTTGTTGATACTGCAGTTGTAGTTATTTTTTGAGCATCAGAAAAAAGATTTTGAGCATCTAATAACATTTTAATTTCTCCTATCAATTTAATTATGTGATACAAAGAGGGTTATGCTGATATCATTTCTGATAGCAGTAACGAGATTAACCCTCAAACCCCGATGTGGTATTAAAAAGAAAGGTTAAGCAACTTTAGGAACAATATCTTCAGTGTTTAAGATTTTGTTACAAGTTTTAATAGGAATACCTAAGAACTCAACAACAGGTTTACCCGCATATTCGCTAATTGATAAATGAACATTTGTTTTGTTCATAGCTTGTTTATGTAATGCGGTTCTAACTTTGCGATTACAGTAAATAACAGTTTTTCCTGTTTTTGCATAATCTTCAATAGCAGCCCAAGCATCTACCATTTTGTCAATCAAATCAGTAGCATTTAAGTTTGCCACATCAATATTAGCAATACGAGCAGTAGAGCGATAGTCACGAACAGTAAGTCCAACATCCCATTTGTAATGAGAACGATAAACTTCATACATTTTACCATCTGGTAATTGTTTTGTTTGAGGGCCTTTATCTTCGTGTTGTAAACCTGCTTTAGAGCCTTTTGGATAGATAAGATGAGTATGCAAGTTACCCCAAGTTACAAAATAGATTGAAGTATTTTCATCACCTTGCCCGCCGGCATCAATAACAAAATTCCCGATAGTTTTATCATCCGCTGTAGAAATTTTATTATAACGATTAGCCAAACCATCAAAACCTGCAGGGTTAGTATCTTTATTACCATAGAAAATATTTTCTTCTACAGTTTGGTTCATAGCTTCTAAGAACCCTTGAGATTCATTCAATCTAAACTGATTAACATCACCATTCAAATCTGCTAAAGATTTATCTACTTCAGAATAAACTTCAAGCATACCAGTAGCATCAGTAACTTGAGTATATTCACCTTTAGAACAGCTAACACCACCATAGTATTTTCTAAACTCAGCTTCAGGCAAGCCGTTTCTAACAGTAGTTTTATGATGATGACCGCTGTTACACTCTACAACAACAGCATCTTCTAAAACAGATGAAGTATTAGATAACAAGTCAATAACTGTACTTGTAATTTTACCGTTTTCAGTTTGTGCTAACTTGTCTTTAAGAGTTAAATAAGTTTCTCCAACAACATTTGGCATTTCATTTCTCCTTTCAAAATAGCAAGACACACATTGTCTTTGCATAACTAAATATATTTTTGAGTGTGGTAATAAAGCTGTTCGCTACCAAAACACTCAAATTTTTGTACTACGAGTTATTAACTGCTACTCTTGCAGAACTAATTTTCTTGTTCATTTCCTCCTGTTTTGTTATACAAAATATCAGCAGGTCGTTCTGATTTCCCAACAGGTTCACCATTAGGGACCCTGTCATTAGAACAAAGCTTTCCAATTGCGTGGAAAGTTTTAATAAACGCAGGATGTTTAGTTAAACCTTTAGCTTTAACAAGCTCTTGAAATTCTGGTGTTGCAACGGCTTTAATACCAGTATTAGCGACAGAAAGATATTGATCATACTGTTCATCTGAAAAAGCTTTAAACTCTGTATCTTCAACCAACAATTTTTCATAAGATAGACGTTCTGCATTTTGTAGTTCTGAAGCTATATTTTCTACACCTGCAAAATTTTTCTTAGCTAATTCTACACCCAGACACATCAACTTATTTGCGGATTTGTTTGAAAGATTTAGTTCTTTAGCAATCGGATTGAACTGATTAACCAATTCTTCATCAAGAACCATATTCTCTGGCAATTCAATTTCAGAATAGTCATATGATTCCGGAGCACCATACAACTCTACATTCTCACCCTCACTATTTTTAGCGTTATCATCATTACTTGAATCATCATCTAAGTTATCATCAGATGGTTTTACATCCTCATCTTGAGAATCATCAGCTACACTTTGAGGTGGAGTTAAATCTAATTCTGCATTTAAATTTTCAGCCTTATTTGTCAAATCTTGTTGTGTCATAAATTTCCCCTTTCATTTTTGTTTAACAACTCGATATACTTCTCAGGATTGGCCTTAAAGCAATTATCAAGGAGCCATAATCCTTTATTTCTATAACCTTGAGTCATAAATACTTCTCTATCTGATGCGGTATGATTATAATTTCTTTCAAACGCACCCAACTGTTTCAAAAGAAGTGCAACAACTTCAAATCCGTCTTTATCAACCAAGACATTGTTAAGTCTTAACAACTCATCCTTATTCATCTACATACCCATTCTGCTTGCTAAATCAGCACCAACAGCATCAACACCACCCATATTTTTAATCATTTCAGAACCTTGTTGTAGTTGTTGTAATTGTTCTTGCTGAGCTTGTTGCTGAGCCAGTTGTTCACGATACTTATTAACTTCCTCAGTAGGTACAACATATTCTGGATTAACATTTGCAATCTCAGCATAATCATCAACTATTTTATCTCCGTTTATTTTTTTCAATAAAGTCGGGTCAATAGCCATAGCAATATTTGTTGTAAATGTCGTAAATCTTTCAATGCTTGCTATTCCTTTAACTTTTTGAGCAAGAGCAAGAGCTGAAACAAATTCAGTTTCCATTTCTTCTTGTTGAATAACTTTTGGTGGTAATGGTAGGATTTCTGTTTCAATAGTTTCAGCAAAAACAAAATCTTGAACAGATCGCAACCCTTTATGAACTTGATCTAATATTGGAGAAAGAAGAACCATTTTTTCTTCTTTTATTTCATTAACTTCTGTTGCTGTTCTACCTCGTTCTGCTGTATTTAGAATGACGGCAAACATATCGTTATGAAAATGTTGTTTAATAACATCTTCTAATTTTTCAATATGATTACTAATTTCCAACACTTGAGGCTTCACTTCATACATTGGAGATAAGCCACGACCATTTTCATCTTCAGGGACAATTTGTCCTGGAGCATCCATGAGTCCTTTATATTTTTGTAAAGATGCAGGACCTTTATATGATGGAGTAACAATCTTTTTCAAAGCTTTAGAAAACTCTTTTGTTTCCATCATCAACTGTCTAGCATCAGGAAGAGCATCGATACCTGGACAATTTGAAGGATAAACATCTTCTCCATTTACTTCTGATTCAAAAACTGCAAACGGGAATTTATCGAAACCAGACAATTTAAGAAATTTATCTTCACCTGCGATATAGGTTGCCGATATATATTTTTTATATTTAGATAACGGAGAATTAGGATTATATTGTTTATTTAGTTCTACAAAGTACACCAATTCAAACTGAGAATCTGAACCATTATCATAAGCTGTTTTTACAGATTCAGAACAATTTTCATATCCATATTTATCGACGATATTTTTTGCATATTCTTTAAAATGACGACAAACAGTATCAACATCACCTCTATGATCTTTGGCATAGCGATAAGAACCAATCGGTAAAAGTTTAAAATTAACAACTGTTTTATAGTCTGATTCCATCAATAAAACAGCAAAACCAAAAGTTCCTAACTGCTTATAAACACCTAGCATATTTTGATAAAAATTTGAAGATGAATAAATACGCCTATAAAGATCTTCAACTTGAGAACACCATACCCGAACATCATGTACATCATTCAACTTTTTATTCTTCATCTGAATTTTAAACCAACGATTAGCTGCAGAAGTTGCACCAGATTGCATCCCTGAGGCAAAATTTTTAACCGCTGTGAGAGTAATTGAATTGATAACTTTTTTAGATCGTTTAATAGGTTTATTAACGTCATTAACTAAAAAACGGCTCATTCTAGGGGCAAAGAACTCAGACAATTCTCTAAGGTCAGGTAATATTTGATTAAACACCATATCCATTTGAGCTTTTTTAGTATTAAAATATTTAGTTGTATAAGAAAAATCTTTAGGTTTATGAACTTTTAGCTCATTAAGATTTTTTTCTTCAACATCTAAACCTTTTCTTTTCATCATTATTCACCTAACAAACCTTTTTTCGTAGTAGTTACTTCATCTAACAAACCTCTGGCAGAAGTTTTAATATTTCTGCTAGCCAAAGAAGCTGCTTTATTACGAGTATTTGTAGATGCTTTAGAAACGGATGCATCAGCCAAAGTTGGAGTAGCAACAGTTTCTATTGGAGTATCATCAACTTTTGGAGCTTTAGGAGTTGAACACATAACAATATCCTTTCATATTTAGTCTGCGTATATATCAAAATCTGATTCAACTTTGAAATCCGTAATATTATTTTTCCCTTGCGGACTCAAGAAATATTGTGGATAATAAAAAATCCCATAAATGGCCATCATCAAAGTATCAGCAAAATCCGGAGATTCATTTTGTTCTTTTCTAATTTCTTTTTTATCCAAGATAAAAACTTTACCAGATGTAGGACTCCATTTTGTTTTCATGTACTCAATTTGTCTTGCTGTGTTTTGACAATTAAGTTTTAAATAACCACCCTCAAGCATTTCCTTAAGAGCCATATAACCGTCAGCTCTGGCATTACCATTAGTAGGTTTTTTAGCTTGCAAAGCCCCACGAAACATCACGACATTTTCAAGTGAATTTTTCAATGAACACATTATTGGATAACCCAAACCATCAGCATCACCGATCAATACATTTGGTTGCCATTTAGCATATAGATTCATTACTTTCCCTTTGGTAACATCTGTATCGGCAGATGTCCAAGTAACGGTTTCAACATCTTCCCAAACGGTTGTAGATTGTTGAACAATCTTTTTAGCTACGCATAAATCACCACCGCAAGCTGCGAAGTCAACAGACATAACAATATTTGTTGAATGTTTTTCATTGTTATATTTTAAATTTAAAGCTTCTTCAATTTTTTCAGAAGAAACCAAATAATTAAGACCTTGTTCCAATGGTAACCCTAACCAGATATGATTATAATCAGATAAATTAGTTCTTTTGCATTCTTCTGCTTCTTCAATATTTTTTTGCGGGCAGAATGGATTATCGAAATAATTTATATGAATATGTAAACACTTTTTTCTTTTTGTGCAGTATTCATAAACAGCATCATTTTTAACATATCTATTCATTGTAAAAATGATTATAGAATTTTGTTTACGAATTGTCGGAACAATTACATCCACGGCACGTTTAGTAACTGTTTCAGCCTCATCAATCCAAAGAATATCAACACCTTCAAGCCCTTTTATGTTGACAATTTCTTGTTGCCTAAACCCTTTAAAAAAGATTACTGAACCAGTTTTTCTGTGTACGATACGAGAATCCGTGACTTCCCAATCTAGTCCATATTCTTCAATAAGATTTTTGAACAACTCAAGAACGGACTCTTTAACCGAATCTTTAATTACACGTCCAACACAAACACGGACTTTCCGCTTTTCACCTACGTATAAAATAATTCGACCGATAGCTTGAGTTTTTCCTGAACATCTACCACCTTCAGCCAAAAACAATGGATGTAGATTTAATTCAAACAAAATTTTCAATAACTTTGGTGGGATATTTAAAATTGCAGGAAGTTTACAAGCTGATTTATTATTGTTCTTCTTCAGATACATCTGGATCTTCTCCAATATTCAGCTGTAGAGGAATCCCATCAATCTCAACATTATCCATTTGCATCACAACAGATGCTGAAGCTTTTACATCATCTTTAAAGTAACCTTTTAATTTACATTTCATTTCTACTGCTTTATTAGCAGCTGCAACATTTGGTCTATTATATTGATCAAGAGATTCAAGAGCAATACATTTCAATTCATCAAACTCATTAAAAGCTTCTTTAAGCGAATATTTAATATCATCATCAATACTTTCTTGTATTTTCTCTCTGTAATAGTCTATCCATGGGGTTATCTTAGGGTTTTTCAATAATCTTGAAGCTTCAACCGAGCAAGTTGCTGTATTAGCTAGCGAACTATAAGCTGTACGATAAGCTTCAGATGCATTCATCTGATAGAGAATGTATAGCTTAACAAATTTATTCTGCTTGTAAGATAGAATAGGTAACCCAGTCATATAATAACCTCAGACACAAAGAAAACTCCATTCTTTGTGTCGAGGAATATAATAAGAAGAGAGAGTTCACTTTGAGAAATATATAGTATCAACCAATCGTCTTTTATTACCATCAAAGCTAGAAGCATACATTCTAGTTTGAGTTATATCACCTTTTTTATTAGTGATACCGACATTAACACCATAGACCCAACCGAACACATCAGAAGCATTGATATTTTGTCGTTTAGCTAAAATCCGAGTTTTTTCATTATAAATAATCCGTATAGCTTTCATTCCGGTAATATTTTTATTGACAAATTGTTGATTATCAGAAGTACGAGTTTCAATGAGAGTAACGACCGGTTCTCCGCAAACAGGACAATTAGCAAATATAATTTTTCTTTTAGAGAAATTCTCAATATCCTTCAAAAACCAAAGATCTACATCTCTGATTACCTGTTTGCAACCGCAAATTAAATTCATTGCACCCTCTTACTTCTTCTCTTTCGCATAGCATTCCCCGTTACACCGATAAGCAGTGACCGCCCGTCCCCGTTGACTTCCGTCAGCGTGTATATCTTATCTACACGTTGAATGTTTTTTCTTCAACTTTATATTTCGGAGTTTAAATTTTTTTTTATTATATTTCTAGTTAGTTAAACAAACTAACAAAAGAAAAAAACACTTTAAACCCTTAATTTTATTTAAAAAAATTCATCTTTACATTTGTTTACATTTGGGTAATTTAACAAAATTATCATTTTAACCTTTATTTTTGCCAAAAAAAAGCGGTAGCCTCACGACTACCGCCTGATATTAGAAAAATTTTTAAAAAATATTCTTTTTTTGCATATGTAAATAAAAATATATTTATATATTTTTATTATATTATTTTATATTATATTATATTATTTTATTTTATTGCATATGCAATGCATATGCATTGCATAAAATTTGCATATGCAAAATTTATGCAAAATACTACAAAATTTTTATGATAAAATTTAGATACCGCACTTTAAAAATTTGAACAAGTATGAACAGACTCTATTCATCTCCTTACACTCACATCAAACTTTTCTGCATAAAGGTGTAGGAAAGGGGGTGATAGCAGTAATGAATGAACCAATTAGGCAAAAAATAAAATGTGCCCTTAACGTCATAGGACACATTTTACTAATTATTTCGTCATTGTTGTAGGGTCTGCATTGGGGGTATCTAGGAATACCCTCACCCTACTTTTAGTATAACTTATATTTAATATTTTTTCAAGTCCTAATATTCTTGAACCAAATTTCCATTGATAATATATCTTTTACCACCTGGACCATCTGGCTCAATAACGTTACTATATTGATTATAATTTCTTCCATCAATACTAAAAGAATTTGGACCGGTTTGTATAATTTGGTTTCCAGATGGACCTGTAGAAGGTCCATAAGTATTGGTATATACAAACCCTCGAGTATTTCTCCCCGAACCAATAACATCATACACAGGATAATCCGCAGCATAAGCGGAACTTGTAAACAATAACACAAATAATAGTAATAATTTTTTCATATTAAACCCTTCTTTCTATTACTATTATCCACTATTTCAAGCTATTTCTCAACCCTAATTTCATGTAACTTCATGAAGTTGTGTAAAGGTTTTAGCCCCAAATCCACTTTTTAGCTCGCCTAAACCCTTTTTGCTCTGCTTCTTTTACTGAAAATGCAAACATTTCACCTTTTTCTGGTTCTATTTTAGTATTATCATATTGCTGATCAAAAGGAAGATGATAAATTTTTTCATTATTTTTTGATATATTACACTTTATTCTAGGGAATTCAATAAACTCTTGATTTTCTAAAACTTTAATTTTTAAATCTTTTGCAAATTCTCTAGCAGAATCAGACAACAGAGTGGATGTTATAAACACTGGTTTTATTCTCTTTTTAGTTTTTAATTTTCTTTTATATTGAATAGTTGTACCATACAACTGACATAGATGTTTTTCGTGAATTATTTTTTCTTTACTCCAATATTTACATTGCACAATAAGAATTTCTTTACCATTTTCAGCAATTATATCTCGACCTTTATCATTTAATTTTTCTTCAATTCCTGTATATTGAACGAAATATCCTTTTTGTGTGTAATAGTGGGCCATAGCCATTTCAAAATCCCTGCCAATTTGCCACTTTGATTTTGAATAACTTTGGACGTATCTATCAAGAGCTAACTGATTTCTTTCAGATTCTGACAATCTGTCATATTCTTCTTTAGTTAACCAATTACTAACCTTATCAAAATACTCTTGAATCTGCTGTAAATTTTCTTCACCAGAACCATATTCAATATAGTTCTCAAGCTCCGGAAACAACTCAAACAAGGTATCATATTCATATTTCATCAGTTTATATTTTATTTCAAAATCTTTAGCTTTGTTTTTAGCTTCTTGAACTTTTTGAGCAGAAGAATATGCAGGTCGATCCTTACATTTAAAATGAACAATTAGATTATCAAAATCTTCCAACTCTTTTTCTACAATTTTAAAAATCTTTTGATACACATAACTAGAGCTACTGTTTTTAAGTTGTTCAAGTTCATCATTTTTTTGCATTAAAACCTGTTCATACTTGTCGATAATAAATGCAAATTTTGCATTGTTTTCTTTTACCGTATCCTTAAGTGCAAAATATTGAGAAGATAACTCATCATACTTTTTCCCATTTTGATATTTCTCAATAAAATCAGGTAACACTCCTAATAATAAAGGAATACAAACACTTAATAAAATAATAGTAAAGACCAAGTAAAACCCTCAATATATTATCAATCCACACTTCCAACTTATCACAAACAACATTTTTAGTAAATATGAAATATAATCAAGATGTTAGCCATGTGGCTAGGTAGATAAAAAAAAGAAAAGGAGAACAGAATGGAAAATTTTATCATCGAACTAACAACAAGCTTCAAAGCACTATTAAGAGATAAGAGTAATCTAACTATACTCTTACTTGTTATTCTATTAAGCTTTAATGTATACAGCCATATAAAATTAAAAAAGAAAATTGACCACCGTTACTTTAATCAAACAAGAACAATTGAGGCTATATATGATGTAGACATAAATACCTATAATGGCGAAGTTAAAGCAAGATTTAAACATCAGAACGATTAAGCAACATCTTTAACTTTACAATTTCATCAGTGCTCAAACTTACTTCCGAGTTAGTTTGTGCACTTTTTTCTGTAGTTTGTCCATATAACAACCAATCAAGACTAACATCAACATTTGCTTTTATTGCGTTCAATTCTTTTATCGTTGGATCCACAGAATCTAAAATAAAATTTTCAATACGAGATTCGGAAATTCCTGTTCTTTTCGAGAACTTATATGGAGTTTCAAGATTTTCTGACAAAATTTTAGATAACCTACCACCCCAATTTTTATAATTAGAAACCGATTTTTCGTTCAAAATTATAGCATGCGTATCTTCGCATTTATCAATAAACATCTCTCCATCACCTGTAACAAACCAATTCAAATTTACATTATGATCGCTATATAAAACACGCAACATAGAATATGGTGGATTGTTTTCTTCTCGTTCATAAGATGCATATGTTCTGGATGACATATTTAACAAAACAGCCATTTCGTCTTGAGTAACCGATAAATTCTTTCTTAATTTCTTCAAATTTTTACCAAACATATATACACCATTTGTATGAAGTTTTGTAACATCTACATATTTTATGTTGACTACCTACATAAAATATGTATAATAGAATATGTTAGTTTGTTTAACTAACTATTTTATAACATAAAAACACGAGAACGGCAAAATTTGTCAGTTATTTTTCGTGCTAATTTTTATTGGAAAATTTTGGAGATTTAGAAAATGGCAAGAAAAGCAATAGAACCAAAAATATTACGATCAATAGGATTTCCGCTTTCAGTTGATGAAGCAAGTCAAAAAATGATCGATGACGAAGGTGGTTCAATCAATTTTCACGTAATTGAAGCCTACAAGCAATACTTAAAAACAAAAGGCTATTTAAAGTAAGAGAGAAAAAATAGGAGTTCAACGTATGAAAAAATCACATTTAAAACTAATTGTTTCAAACAAAGAACCAAAAGGTTTAATTACAAAATTTTGGGATTGGTTTACAAAACCGAGATTTTTACCATTACCGATTAGAACAACAACTTACATCGAGAAAAAAGAAACTATCCAAAAATATTTGACATTAAAATACGCAGATCTACAACTTACAACAGGAAATGTTGGATTATTTCCGTTATGTGAAGCAATAAACGAAGTAAACAGATTAGAACGTGACGGACAAATCAACTCTTATTATCGCATCATCAAAAAGAAAATGGCAGTGTAAAAAGGATTAAAAGGGTAGGGAAGTGACAAAAAGCGAAAATAACAAAATTGTTGAAACATTTTTCTCACATGATAAAGCTGCCAAAGCTGATAAAAAAATTGTAAAGATGTTCTACGAATCAAGAAAAAACAGTAGTAACATCTCAACAAAAACAGCAACAGACTTATTACCACATGCAGCATACGGATTGTATTGGGAAATTGTTGAATATATGCACCGCAACAGATTAAAAGTTGAAGAACTAGATATGTTAGCAGATGAATTACGTGTTGATTATCAATTTCTAAAAGCCATTATGGATAATTACTCTCTATTTAGAATAGAAGATGACTATTACGTATCTGATAGAATTAACCGAAATTTAGAATTTCAAGCAACCAAAAACGAAAAACGCGCACAAGCTGCGACTATAAAATGGAAATTTGCGGAACTGTATAAAGTTTACAAAGAAATTTTTGGAATAAAACCGGAGCTAAGTGATGATGAAAAAAACATTTATTTAAAGGCAACAAAAATTGAGAATTGGAAGGAAAAATTACCAAATATTTTATACACATTAAAACTTTTAAAATTCCCGAACCTACCCAATTTTGATCCTTCAATAAATTGGCTATTAGCAGAAAATCATCTACAAAAACTTCTTAATGGTGAATATGGCAAATTGTTAAATTGGTCCGAAGCAAAAATAGCTCAGGCTCAAAAAACAGCGGCAAAAGAAGAAGAATTAAGAGCCGCAAAAGAACTTGAAGATGACTACAAACAGACCCAAGAAACATTAGCACAAATTTCATCAAAAGCTATAGCGATTGAAACAATAATAAAAAATACTCAGGATAAGAATTTTAAGATTATCTTACCTCAGTATAAGGACCTTATGAGCAGATTCGATATAACAGTAAAAGAACTTAAAACATGGAGTAAAGAAAATGGCGATTAAAAAAGATATGCAAAAAGAGATAGCAAAATATCAAGGTTACATTTTCTACTACGAAATGTCAACACGTCAGATATATCCTGCAACATGGATACAGACATTAGATGATTATAATCATTTAGAATTTGAATTACACCATGTTGTTCCATTTACAGATTGGGAAAAGAACACTAAAAACGTACGTTCAATAATAGAACACAACGCATTAATACTCATTGCAAAAGTAATGCATCAACATTTAGAACATCCTATTTATAAATTAAGTAAGGAAGATTTTGAGCGTATTTATGGTATCAATCCTGATGTTATATTATATGACATCAATTCAAGACTTCCTAGAACTAAAAACATTTTTCTTAATTCCAACTGTGAGCAAGTTCATGTTACTCCCTATAAAAAACATGAGAATCATATTACTTGCTCATATTCAGCAGGAGAAATAGACAGTTCCTCCGTCTATAATTCTTCTGCTGAATTTTTATTAACAGACGAGGATTTAACTTGTTTTGCGGGAATTTATAACAAGGAGATAGCATAAATGTCAATTCAATCAAAATACAACTATACAGCCAAAAGAGATGATTATTTAACTCCTTCAGTTATATATGAAAGAGTCTTAGAAGAGAACAATTTACAAACATTTGATTGTGATGTTTGTTCATCATTTCCAAATATTCCCGCAAAGATGCATTATAGGAAAGATGGTTTATACAGTATTAGCGGAAGAAAACTAACAGATAATAATGGATTAACTGGTACGTGGTTCAAATTCAATTGGTGTAATCCGCCATTTAATATCTGTAACAAATTTGTCAAAAAGGCCACAGAAGAACAGAAAAAAGGAAAAACAACATTTATGTTAATCCCTGTCAGAACTGAACGTAAATTTTGGCACCAATACATATTATTCAATGGTAGATTTCCAAAACCTTATGTAAATATTGAATTTTTACCATCAGGAACGAGATTTATTCACCCCGAAACAGGGGAAGAAATGGGGTTACATAAAGGAGCCTTAGCACTAATAACATTTAGGGGGTATACAGATGAGTAAATTTTTCACAATACCTACAAAAATAGTTGATATGGAAGAAACAAAATTTTTTCCTGACGGGAAATACAAACTAGCATTTGATTGTGAATCTCCTAACGGAACACCAAGAAAATGTATTCATTGGGGAATAGGACTTCCACAGGGTATAGAAATTGGAGATGAAGTAATTTTAACAGGCCATATAAAAAACGGAGTATTTTTAGCAATAAAACTAAAATACAGGAAGCAAAAGAAAGAAGAACAAAGTGAATGACGATTTAGAAATACATAATTTCGATTCAAAAAGAGAATTTTATAAAGAATTTCCAAGCAGATTTTATATTTGTAGCAATTGCGGCTATATGAACAACAGCAAGATTTTTTGTCAAAAATGCGGATGGAGAGCCGACGGACTTTTAAAAACATGGGGCAAGGGTTATAAATACGAGATAACAGGAGAGAAAGTACAAGAGATATTCAAACCAATAGAATTAGAGAAAGGAGAAATAGAATGTCTGAACAAAAATTAAATTTTATGGATATGTTATCAATGATGAAAGTTATTGATGATGATGATCGGATAAGAAGATTTTCAGATGCAGTAGAGTCGCAATTTCAATTAGTAGCCCGTAAAGTATCTGAATACGGTAGAGATGGGAAGTTGACTATAGATGTTCAATTTAAATGCGACAAGAAAAACAAGAACGGAGTAAACATCTTTGCCGAAGTTAAAAAGACAATACCAAAAGGCAGTCAAGCAAACCCATTCTATAGAGATGCAAGAACAGGCGGATTATATTTAGAAGATCCGGATCAACTAAAACTTTTCCCTGGACAAAAAACATATCCAATCGACGGAAAAGCTGCAGCAGCACAAAACGAAAACTAAAAGTAGCACAACAATATAAGGAAAAATAACAATGGAAAACGAATTACTAAAAGAAGCAATACAAGTTCTAAAAAATAACAAAAGACCAGAACTAATAAATTGTACTATGTATGGACAATATACGGCAGACGTTAAAGAGTTTTTATATTCAGATAAAGAAGAAAAATATTCAATAATAGAAAAAAATCCGGATCCTAAACTAGTACGTTCAGCAAAAGCTTTTACAGCATTAATAAAAGAAGAATTAAAACGTAGAAACAATGCAACCGGAGAAAAAGCAACAGTAAAACTTAATTTAGATGGTGGTTTTTTTATTGCGGATGAAAACTTTGGAGAAGGAATTACGCACTTTGAAAGATTAAATTCACAACAATGGGAAATTGTTAAAAATGGTATTAACAAAATTTACGATCACAAAACTTTCTTATTGTTCTTACAAAAACTAAAACCAAGCATCTCAGCATTTAATGAAGTCTTTAAACAATTTGCAACGTTAAGAATAATTGGAGAAACAGAACTTACATCAAATCCGATATTTACAGAAAATGGACAAAATTCAGGTTTTCAATGCAGATATAAACTAGATGATGGTTGTGATGGAGAAGATACATTTCCAACAGGATTTAGTGTAAATGTAGCTTTTGCAAAAGCCGGAACATTTAAATATGACTTACCAATAGACTTATTATTCACAAGAAGTACTGATAACGAATTAAACATTGAAGTGTTGTGTCCAATATTTGAAAACATTGAAGAACAAGCAATTATAGATGAGGCTAATTACATAAAAGAAGAAGCTAAAGAATATGAAGACTTGCTAATAATCTCAGACTTATAATCCCTAATTTAGTAATCCGAAACAGCGGGATTTTTCTCTACCCATCCCGCTGTCTGCAGGTTAGGCCTGTACTGATGAGGACACATAACAAATTTAGAGGAAGGAAACAATGGTAACAAATTTAGATGTAATTAGAAAATTAGATGCAAAAACACTTAGTAAAATTTTTGGTAATACAGCATTATGTCAAGGTTGTATTTGCGAAAAATATTGTGATCAAGCAGGAAGTTGCGAATTGGCTTTCGAATTATGGTTAAAAGCAAAAGCGGAGATTGATAAAGATGGCAAAAAACTGTAAGAAAAAATCAAAATCAAAAGAACAATTAAAAAACGATTTTAAATTACTACAAGAAGAAAATAAAAATTTAAAACAAAATTTAGATTTTGTTCAGAAACAAAACAATGGCTTAGTAAAACAGAATCGTCAATTACAAAAGGAATTAAGTTTATACAAGCCTACATTAAAAATACCAATAAACTTATTAAAACCGATAGGAGCACCAATAACATATTTAATGGAGATAGCTAAATGAAATTACTATTATGCCTAATACCAATTTCAATATTCGCACTACTATTTGGATTCTTTACCGGATGCCATTGGAACGATGATAAAAATACAGTTTTTAAAGAATTAAACAGAAAGGATGAAGATGAGTTGTAGCAAAATGTTATCTAGGGATTTAGAAAAACTAGAATCTAGTTATCAGCATAAATTTGATAATATTGCAAAGCTAGTCAATTTAGAACCTACAGAAGAAAGAATACAGATATGGAACAACTGCTACAAAGCCTTAGATCAGATAAGACGATTAAGAGCAGTATTTGAAAGGACATTTTAACGAGATACAAATTGAGCGTAATCGTGAATGTTTCCAAGAGTTAGTGGATATGATATCTGACCAAATTTTAAAAAAGGAAATATAAATGAAACAACCAACAATGAACGAGGATATTTCAAAATATCCAAAATATATGGTTACTTTTGACAAATGCTTAATTCCTGCCAATTGGATAACATCAACAAGCAGTTACAACCATTGCTATGAATTACATCATTTTGTACGCAAGTCAATACGCAAAAACAGCCCTGATTTTTACGACAGGGTGGAATACTTGCAAAAGTTGATTTTAATGCCGGCAGAAATGAATAAAGACTTAGAAACAATGGGCGAAGAAAGCTTTTACAAAAAGTACAAAATGAACAAAAACGATTTAGTATTTAGCCGCCTTAAATGGCGAGATGGATATTATGACTAGAAAGGATTAAATATGAAATACGGGAAAATTTATGAAGGTGATTTGGTAATTAAAGAGGGTGATAAAAACGATTACTCGCAGCTAGAAAAGGTAACAGGTTACCTTGAAATCCACTCAAACGCAGAGTTATCAGCTTTACAAAGTGTAGGCGGTTACCTTGAAATCCACTCAAACGCAGAGTTATCAGCTTTACAAAGTGTAGGCGGTTACCTTTACATCCACTCAAACGCAGAGTTATCAGCTTTACAAAGTGTAGGCGGTTCCCTTTACATCTACTCAAACGCAGAGTTATCAGCTTTACAAAGTGTAGGCGGTTCCCTTTACATCTACTCAAACGCAGAGTTATCAGCTCTACAAAGTGTAGGCGGTTACCTTGAAATCCACTCAAACGCAGAGTTATCAGCTTTACAAAGTGTAGGCGGTTCCCTTTACATCTACTCAAACGCAGAGTTATCAGCTCTACAAAGTGTAAGCGGTTACCTTGAAATCCACTCAAACGCAGAGTTATCAGCTTTACAAAGTGTAGGCGGTTACCTTGAAATCCACTCAAACGCAGAGTTATCAGCTT